TTTCTTCCAGCTGATATATTACATGGCATATCTTTAGTGTTTTAAGTTTGTTAATAATAGGGGTGAGAATATCCCACCCCTTTTGTTTTTTTATTAGTAAGCTCCGTAGTATACGATATCAGAACCGATACCGAACTGCGTACCTGCGGTGTATCTCATAATTACTCTGTAATTTTGAGAACCATCGATGTTAGCCATGTCCAACACTCTTACTTCGTTGTAATCTGACAACAAGCCAGTCCCAAAGAATAAGTTAGATTTTTGAGCTGCAACTACTTTAGATGCACCCATACCTGGACAATGGAACATTTCAATTCCGTTGAAGTTCAATGGTTTCTCTCCAACATTTAGCATATTATTAAAGCCGTTAGCACCTTGTGCTCCACCTGCTAATGCCTGCTGATAAGCCTTAACTACGTTAGTTGGAACGAACAATGCCAAATCTTGCTTACCATATACAGTTGTAGGGATAGTAGCAACGATGTCATTCAATTTAGCCAATACGTTAGATGCAGTAATAGAACCAGAGATGATAGTTGTACCACCTTCTGCTTTAGCTGAAACTACTGCTCCTGCTCCACCAGCTGCAACAGATGCAGATAATGCAGTTTGGAATCCAGGGAATGAACCATTGGAGTTTGTACCTTGCCAAATTGCAATTTCAGTTGCTTCGGCTACTTGACCACCTACATAAGAGATTAAGAAATCGTTGAAATTCTTTGGAATCTCATCGAATGCAGAAAATCCTAAAGATAGGGCTTCCCAAGAATCTACGAATTCTTGCTTACACAATTCCAAGTTAACCTGAAGTTCCTTTGGAGTTAATACTTGCTCTGATAATGCTACAGAACCTGATGTTACGAAATCACAAGATGCGTCCTGGATAATACCAGATACATCTAATTTTTGGATTACGCTTTTGTACTTCACATTTGGCATAATAGTTACATACTTCTTATCCAAAGTGTTTGCACTTAACAACGCCGCTGCGATGAATCCTGAAGCAGCTTCACCTGAATAGGTAGAAGTTACTGTAGGAAGTGCGAAATTTTGTCTTGCTTTCATTTCCTTTGTTTTTTTAATGAATTAATTTTTTTATTTATATAATTTAGATAAGAAAGATGATTGTGAATTTTTCACTTTCTTACCATAATTTTTAGAGTTTGCTTGAGCTGCGAATCTAACACCTTCTTCAACAGGTGCTCCATCTAATTTAGGAAGTTCCATTTCTTCAATATCATCTTCCTTCTTAATATCAGCTTCTTTATCTACCACTTCTTCTTTTACTTTCTCCATAGCCTGCATCTTCTTCTCCATCTCTTCAATACGATAAGCTAATTTAGCAACCATATCTTTCAATTCGATTTCGATAGATGGTTCTTCTTTATCAGTATCTTCTGGTAGAGGAGCAACTTCTTCAGTTTCTTCTTCCATCTTTACTGAATTTTTTTCCTCTCCAACGATTTCTGATGCAGGAATATCACCTGATGCTTGTGGTATATCTTCAACTTTAACATCTTCCAATTCTACATTTTCTCTTTCAACGATAACTCCATCTTTAGTTATAACTTTGATAAGGGTTTCGTTTCCTTCAGTATCTTTCAAAGATAATTCATGCTCACCATCTGGTGCTTTTGCTTTAGTTCCATCTTCTGAAACTACTTCTAATGGTTCACCCACATCGAAAGTAGGAGATTCTACGATTGTACCATCGGCCAATTTAGCGTAAGTTAGTGCTACTTCATCTTTTGATAAAAGAGCCATTATCTTACTTAATACAGTTTTTGAATTCATAAGTGTTTAGTTTATATTGTTATTAACAATTGTAAATTTATTTATAGTTATTTTTTTTATGTAATATACCTACATGCTAGCACGCCTCTACTATCCGAATGATTTCCTGTTGATTTAGTTGCTGTTGCAACATCAACAATCCAATTCTGATTTCCAGGATTTGCTACAAATGCAGATGATGCATGGTAGGTTGCTCCTGTTAAACTATATGGTATAAATGCTTTGTTAATTAAAACTAATTGTAGTTCATCAGCTGATGGCATAAACCAATCAGTAAATCCATCATTAGTATAATTCCAACACGTTCCTATACCATCTGTAGTGTATCCTGCAGCAAATGCTGCCTGTGTATTTGTAAATCCTTTACCATACGCTATATCAGTTGGCGTAACAACACCACCAATTGAAGGCCATGTCATTGCACCACTTATTTCAACAGGTGCAATAATTAATCCCTGTTGATTAGGATAATTACCAGTTAAATAAATTACATATCCACCCTGATAGTATAATCCTAAACTTAACAGTCTACCCGTTGCACCTCCGCTTGTATTAAATCCAAATGGTTGTATTAACATATTATGCGTTTGTCATAGTTTTAACAGATGCCAAATAAACTTTATTTGAAGCAAATGAACTAAAGGTTAATATATCAGTTCCAGCTGCATTAGTAGGAACATAGAATGATGCAGATGGTTGGAAAACATTTGTTGAGAATGATGCCGTTGCTGCAGCTCCTGCGGTTGTTATTTCTAACATTGCTGATTGACCTGCTGAAACATTTTGTACATTGATATGAGTATTTGCAGATGCAGGTAATGTAAGAGTAAAGAAATTACCTTTACTTAAATCTATCGAAGCAGTTGATGAAACAATACTTGCGGATACTACATTAGAATATACAGAGCCAGTTAGTGTTAGTGAACCTGATATAGTTGCCGAACCACTAATTACTGCTCCACCTACAACTGTCAAATCTACTGCTGCTGAACTTGATATACTTACTGAACCAGTTACCTGTAATGGTCTCAATATCTGAACTTGACCACTACCATAATCACTATATGGTTGGAATTTAATTGCTTTGGAATAACCAGTATTAGGGTCATAATCACCTATATATGAACCAGTACCATCTATACTTAATTGAATAGTTCCTTCAGCATTCTCTAAAACTATTTCTTGAAATTGTGTCCCACCAAGATTACTATATACTGCATTTCCTGCAGTCATAATTGTTATTCCACTACCACTATCAATACGAACTGAACCTGATGAAATTGTAGTTCTATTTCCTCCAACAGAACCAGTTACAAATATATTACCTATAACTGTTACATCATTTACTTGGGAACCTGATACTAAAAGGGAACCAGTGATTACTGCATTACCAGTAATGTTTTGATTACCTACGAAGGTATTAGAACCCGTAGTTGCAAATGAACCTGTTATGCTTTCAATTGATGATAATCTTGCATTAGTAGATGCGGTATATAAATTAACTGATTGTGTATATTGAGCAAATTCTGCTTCTGATACAAATCCTGCATCTAATGAAGATGAAAAACTCAACAACTGTGAAATAGATGCCGTAGCAGATAGATTGAAACTATTCTGTGATGCAGTTAACTGATTTAATGAATCAATTGATACTTTAGCAGATGCAGTAAATGCGTTAGTAGATGCCGTATATGCATTAAAAGATGCAGATGGTGTATTACTTGTATCAGTTAATACGGTAATAGATGCTATAGCTCCATCTACATTCGGTATAATACTTGCTGATACAAATCCGTTAAAGAAGAATCTAGTTGATGTTCCTATACTTGCACCATTAACTATAATTTGATTTATAGATGAACTCCATGCATTTAATGAAGAAGTTGTAGATTCTAAATTATTTAATCTACCTGTTGCAGATTGAGTGAATGTATTAACACCACTATTAACTGATAATTGAGATGCAGTAAAAGAATTAAGTGCAGTAAAGGATGGTTGTTGTGATGAAGTAAATACTTCCAACGCATCTATTTGTTGATTCCAACTTGCTGAATCCGCAGTATATTCGATTTGATTTACTGTAGAATCAATCACATCAACATTAAATGCTCTTAAATCAGATGGAGTAATACTTCCATTATTGTTATTTGGAAATGATTGATTATTCTCTACTATTAATGCCTGCTTTGATATTTGTGCCATGTCTATGTTTTTATTTATTCTAATACAATTTCAAAACCATCAGAGTATCCATCAGAGAATGCTCCACCACCTGTTCTATTAGGTGATTGTATTACACCTATACCTTGCTCCATCAAATGTCCTTTGCAACATCTAACATCGTATGTATCACTATCCAAACATAAACATGCTCTTCTACTGTTTTTAGGTGATGATAAACCTAAAGTAGGTCCTAAATAAACTCCTGACTGATTCTCTCTATTAACAGAATATCGGAGGTTTCCATTACGTGAATTAGACCATTTCCCCATTATATGATTTCGTTTTATATAATAACACCAAATAGATTAAAAGTGATTACTTCTTAATTGTTTTAATCATCTCATTATGTATCAGAGTTTCTAATTGTACTTTATCTGCTTTATATGCTAGATATAATAAACACTTCTCTAATGGTTGCTCTACTACTTCATCGATTTTAAGGATATTCCCTTCTGCCAATTCAATAATGGTTGCATAATTTGACCACTTCTTGCTAAAATTTGCTTGATGTTGAGAGGAAGCTCCTCCTCCTTCAAATAATTCAGGGTAAAATTCAGTAAGTCTATTTGTAAATTTAATAAAAAAAAAAGTGCTCCAAAGTGTACATCCATAGGGACATCCAACCATTTTTCGAAATCATCATCTCCTCTGTATGTTTCGATTGAATACATATCACCTTTTTTATGTTTAACTGGTCTATATAATATATTCATTATCTTTGCCCAATTCTCATCCATCTCTATTGTTTTGAATTTAGTTATATCAGAATACGCACCGTATGTCATATTAGACAAGTTTGGTTCAAATCCGTATTCTATACCATCGATAGTTACAAATCGTTTAAGAGGCAAATCTACATTACCTAAAAAGTTATTTAACTCATCTCTTATTGTATTATAAGTATCAACAGGTAATGATTTAAGATATGAGGCATCTAATCCACATAAATGATATATCATAACTGCACCAATTGCTTCATCATTATCTTTGTAGTTATTTATATCCTTTTGTAAATCTAACCACTTCTTTAGTGAAATATCTCCGTATGAAGTAGGTATTTTAATTTCTATTTCCTTTACCATATATTGTTTTGTTTTAATACTAATAATAACTTCTTTACTTTTGCTTCTTCGTTATCTAATTTAGCTTGCATTAGTATAATGCCAGAACGAAGGTCCTCATTTGTTTGTTGTAACTCTTTTGCAAACAGAATCAAATCTCTGATTTCTTCTGCACTCCACATTTGTTCTTTATCTAAAACTAATGACATATTTTCCTTTGGTTTGTGCTTTCTGTGTTAACTTCATCATTGCTACATATCTTGCAGCATCCAATAAGTGGTCTAATCCTCCTTCGGGTGTATCTGTTACATATCC